AACTACAGTAGATGTAGAAGCTGTTTTAGATGAAGAAGGTATGGTAGTAACACCAGCAGTAACTTCAGTAGACCACCCTTACGGATGGAAGTCTAAAGCAATAGATTTAGAAGATGAAGGAGTTCACGGATTCTTTGGTGTAACATATCAAGGCAATAAACTATAATGCCAATACCAAAGCCTAAACCAGCAGAAAAGCAAAGCGATTTTATGATTCGTTGCGTACCTATGCTTACGCCTTATCACAAAAAGGATCAAGCAATAGCTATATGTTATGATGCATTTAAAAAAGTAGAATTAGAAAGCTATAATGACTATCCAGATGGAGCAGTAAACAACGCTAAAAGAGCTGTAGAATGGAAAGAAAAGAATGGAAGCGATTGTGGAACACGAGTAGGTTGGACAAGAGCTGGTCAATTAGCTAGGAGAGAAAACATAAGCAGAGATACTATCTCAAGAATGGCAAGTTTTAAAAGACATCAACAACATAAAGATGTTCCTTATTCTGAAGGATGTGGAGGATTAATGTGGGATGCTTGGGGCGGAAGTGCTGGAGTTAATTGGGCTATAAGTAAACTTAAAGAAATAGATAAAAAATGATACAAGACTATAAAACATTATTTATAAATATGGGTAGTCTAGGACTATCATTAACAGACATTGATATAATACTAAAGATTGCACTTTTGCTTATCACTATTGGATATACTTTGCAAAAATGGTATTTAATGAATAAAAATAAATAATGATAGAAACAATAAAGCATTTAACTGGTATGTGCGGAGAATCACACATTAATTTAATAACGCTAACATTAATATTTTTCATATTTAAAATATTATTAAATAAAAAATACAATGACAAAAAACTTTACTAAAGAAGAATTCGATTGTAATTGCGATTGCGGTGTTTGCGAAATGCCTATAAATGTTTATCATAATGTTGTTAAGGTTGCTAATCAATTGCAAGTATTAAGAGATGAATTAAAAAAGCCAATTCATATAAACTCTGGATGGAGATCTGAAGAATATAATAATTCAATTAAAGGATCATCAAAAAAATCACAACATATTTTAGGTAAAGCTGCAGATATTTCCATAAAAGGATTATCTCCATTAGAAGTATATAATGTAATTGAAAGGCTTATAGAGAATGGAGACATGTTGCAAGGCGGATTGGGTTTGTATGATTCTTTTATACATTATGATATAAGAGGAGAAAGAGCCAGATGGGATTACCAGAAAAAATTATAATATGTTGATAGGATTTAGTTTTATTGTTGAAAGAGGTTTATTATTGGGGTGGGAATATTATCCAGCATTAGATGAAGATGATAATGAAGAATTAAATTTTTATTTGATATTTATTTGTTTACACTTTAAATGGGGTTATGGCGAGGAAATTTAAAGATACAAAAGTAGGATCTTTCTTAAAAACAAAAGGATCTTTTTTATTAAACACTATAGGCGAAACAATAACTAATAAAGGATTTTTAGGCATCGTAAAGAATCTTATTATAAAAGATGATGAAATGCCATTAGAAGATAAAGAAACTGCTTTAAAACTGCTTGAAATGGATTCTATCGAAATGCAAGAAGTTACAAAGCGTTGGAATAGTGATATGACTAGCGATAGTTGGTTGAGTAAAAATGTAAGACCAATGACATTAGTTTTTTTTTCTGTTTCTTATGTAATAGGTTGGTTTCTTGATTATTCTTTAGAAAATATTACTAGTTTGTTGTCTTTAATTGTAGCAGCTTATTTTGGAAGCAGAGGATTTGAAAAAGTCAGATCCATAATGAAATAATTCCCAAATGTCTTTATTATAAATGTCTTAATTAATTATATAATTTTTTATATATATTTATAAAATATTTAAATTTATTAATTTTTTTTGGTCTAAAAAACTTTTTTTTAATTTTTTTGTATATATTAGCATTATGAACATTGATGTTAGAATAAAAAGATTAGAGGATCAATCTGAATATTATCAGTTAAAATTAAGTACTTACAAAGAAACTATTGAAGGAAAATTTTCTAAAGAGGATTTAAGATACTTAATTCAGCAAATAGATAATGAAATAATATAATGGCTAAAAAACCATCAAGAAAAACAATAATTAAAAAACTTGATAAAGTATTCAGCCAATTTATTAGAAGAAGATTTGCAGTAAATGAGATAGCAAAGTGCGTAACATGTGGTAAACAGGCGCATTGGAAAGAACTGCAAGCTGGTCATTTCATGAGCAGAAAACATTATTCAACTAGGTGGGATGAAACTAATGTACAAGTTCAATGTAGTGGATGTAACGTATTTAGATACGGAGAGCAATTTAAGTTTGGAATGTATCTAGAACAAGCATACGGAAATGGAGTAGCGGAGGAGATGCATAATAAAAGTAGAGAAATAACAAAGTTTAGCGATATACAATTATTAGAAAAAATAGAATATTATAATGAATTATTAACTAACTTACAATGATTTTTGTTTTGTTTTCTTGGGAAAGGCGAGGGTAAAGAAATTTATTCTCGCTTTTTTTTTGTTAAAATATTTTTTTATATTAACAATATTGTTTATATTTATGTCAAACAAAACAATTATGATATATATATTAAAGAATAATCAAAACGAAACTTTATTCGACACTCGATCTGCTGCAATAGCAGAGTTTTATGCAAAAACTAACTATTTAAAAATCTATTACAGAACTGCTAATAATAGGGAAGTAATATTAAACGACTACAGCAATGGCGAATAATTACACAAACGATTATTTGTATCAAAGCAATGAAGCGTTAAAAAAAGAAAATGATTCTCTTTTAAAAACTTTAATAGAAGTTATTGAATATATGGATAGAGATCATGTAAACTATAAAGAATTATTAAAATCTGAATTAAGCAAGAGGTATGATATTAGATTCAATTAATTATGAAAATAATTTTCAGATCCTAGCGCAGTATTTAATTAAGTTAAGAGAAAAGCATCCAAATAATAAAGTTGTTGATGATTGTTCTAGAGCTTTGAAAGAAATGTATTTTTATACAAATACTTTGCAGATTCAAAAGAGAGAATTAATTTTAGAAAATAGCAATATAAAACAAGAAACTAGAAAAAGATTATTAAATGAGAAAATTTAAACCGCCAAAAGGAAAAAAAGAAAGATTTATACCTTGCGATGAATTTAGCCAAACTTATAATTGGCAAAAAACAAACAAAGGAGAAAAATCAAAACAAAAAAAATAAAATGAATAAATATTTAAATTATCTAAATGATAATTATTTTAAAGAAATAAATTATATTTATATAAAACAAAGTCAAACCAAAAAAAAGAAAACAAATGAACAGAGAAAAAATAATAGAATTGTATAAAGAGTATGAATTAACTCCAGAGGATATATTTACAAAAGATATTGGATATGGAGATAACAAAAAAACTTTTACTATAATCACAAGATCAGGAATTGAAAAGATTCAAGCAAAAGAAAACATAACTGTAAATTATGAAGTTATAAAATGCGAAACTATTTTTGCAGTAATTAAAGCAAACGCTTTTGTTCAAACTAAACCAAACACTATAATAGAAAGTTTTGGATCTGCATTAAAAGGAGCTACATTTAAAGAGGGCAATTGCCAGAGTTGGTATGTAGTAGAAATGGCAGAAAAAAGAGCTTTATCAAGAGCTGTATTAAAATTGACTGGCTTTTACCAATTAGGAGTATTTGGAGAGGATGAATCAGAAGATTTTAAAAAAACAAATAAAATAGATAAAGAAAAATTAATTAACTTAAATAAATAAAAAAATGGGACACTTATTAAACACTAGAATTGGATTAAAGAAAATACCTAAAGAAGCGCAGTATGAAGGTAAAAAGGATGTATATGTTGATTTAACAATAGGCATCCAAGATGAATTAAATAATTATGATCAGAATGTTTCTGTATGGATTGCTCAAACTCCTGAACAAATTAAAAACAAAGAACCAAAGCAATATTTAGGAAATGGCAGAGTAATTTACACTAACAATGAGCCATTATTTGTAAAGCCAAAAGAAGCTCAAGTTCAAGAAACTAAAAATGAGGTGGATGTTGATCTGCCTTTTTAAAAATAATTTATTAAATTAGGGGCTATATGCCCCTTTTTTTTATGACAGAAGAAAACAAACTATATTACGATTTACTAACAGAACAATGCAGAATAAATACAGATGAAATAATAGAGAATCCGCCAGTAGCGATTTCAATGGGAGAAACAACTATAAACACAATAAAAGGAAAAACCACTATTCCTACTAGTTTAGGAACTTATGGCAACTTTTCTTTTGTCGTTGCTCCTCCTAAAAGTTTTAAAACCTACTTTATATCTTTATTAGCTTCAGTATATCTTTCAGGCAAAAACAGATTTGCTGGTAATTTAAGAGGGCACAGAGAAAACAAATGCTTAATTCATTTTGATACAGAACAGGGTAAATTCCATGCGCAAAGAGTATTCCGCAGAGTTGTAGATATGAATGATGGAGATGATGTTGGTTGCTATCATACTTACGGATTAAGAACCATTGGTTACAAATTTAGATTAGAGTTTATAGAATATTATCTTACAAACAAAGTTAAAGATGCTGGGCTAGTTATTATAGATGGCATTGCTGACTTATGCGGAGATGTAAATAATATTGATCAATCTAATTTTGTAGTTCAAAAATTAATGGAATGGAGCGAAAAGTTTAATTGCCATATTATAACAATAATTCATTCTAATTATGGATCAGAGAAACCAACAGGACATCTCGGATCATGTTGCGAAAAGAAAGCAGAAACACAAATACATTTAGAAAACGACAAAATAAATAATTGGGTAAATGTTAAATGTAAAAGGTCAAGGGGTTTTCCTTTTGATGATTTCGCTTTCAAAGTTAATAAAGTTGGATTGCCAGAAGTTGTCGGAGGATATTTTGATCCTATTACAAAAATTAAATACTAAATGCATTGGTTAAATAAAATTGCTAAACATCATAAAGAATGGATAAAAATTGCTGTAAACTTTGGGGCTAGAGATTATGCTGAAGATATAGTTCAAGAAGCATATATTAGAGTTCATAAATATTCTAATCCTGAAAAGATTATTAAAAATGATAAAGTCAATAAGGGTTACATGTTTTTTATTATTAGAAACATTTGTAATAACTTTAACAATGAATTAAAAAAAACCAGGAAATTGCCTTTAAATGATCATGTATATAATATTTCAAATGAATCTTTAGAATCAGAAAAAGATGTTGCTTTGCAAAACATTATTAATAAAATGGACAAAGAATTAGAAAACTGGCATTTTTATGAAAAAGGAATATTTAAAATATATAGAGATTCTGGATTAAGCATTAGAGGAATAGCAAAAGAAACTAAAATCAGTTCAGTTAATATATTTCATACTCTAAAAAAAAGTAAAAATAAAATGAGAGAAATGTTTGGAGAAGATTTTGAAGATTATATTAATGGCGACTTTGATTTAATAGATTGAAAAACAAAAAGTTATATTTAAGGTTTTAATAATATGGAAGATATAAAAGGATTAGGAGATCAAATAGAAAAAATTACAGAAGCAACAGGAATTAAAAAACTTGTTAAATGGGCATTTGGAGAAGACTGCGGATGCGAACAAAGAAAGGAAAAGCTGAATAAGTTATTTCCTAGAAGAAGAAAGCCTGAATGCTTGAATGAAGAAGAATATAACTATCTCACTGATATTAAATTAGAAAAATTCAATGGAGCAACAAGATTAACTGCAGAAGCGCAAAGAAAAATATTAACTATATATAATAGAGTTTTTAAAGCAAAAAAACAATTTAGCACTTGTGGTAGTTGCGTTATATCTATGATTAATGAAATGAAAACTTTAATGAAATCTTATGGAAATTAGACCTAGACTTAAAGGAAACAAAAAAGCAGCTTATGAGAATCTTACAAAAAAAGAAAGAAGGATTTTAGTAATAGGAGATTTGCATGCTCCTTTCGTTCTAGAGGGTTATTTGGAATTTTGTCAAGAAGTTTATGCGCAACATAATTGCAATCAAGTTATATTTATTGGAGATATTATTGATTCGCATGGATGGAGTTACCACGAACAAGACCCTGATGGAATGTCTGCTGGTCATGAGCTTTCTTTAGCTATAAAAAAAGTTTCTTATTGGTATAAAGCATTTCCAAAAGCAGATGTCTGTATTGGCAATCATGATCGCCTAGCTTCTAGAAAAGCATTTTCTGGAGGAGTTCCAAGCAGATGGATTAAAGGATATAATGAAGTTTTAAAAACTCCTAATTGGAATTGGGTTGAAAGCATATCTTATGATGGCGTTTTGTATGAACATGGAGAGGGCGGTCAAGCAAAAGCAAAAGCGAAAAACAATATGATGTCTAGCGTTTGCGGTCATACTCATACAGAAGCATATACAATGTGGTTTGTAGGAAAGAAATTTAGAGTATTTGGAATGCAAGTTGGTTGCGGAGTTGATAGTTCTACTTACGCTGCTGCTTATGCTAAAAACTTTAAAAAACAAGCTATTGGATGCGGAGTAGTTATTGGCGGTCATACAGCTATAAACAAACTTATGAAATTATGATTTTAAATGTAAATCAGAAATTAAAAAAAGAAGTTTGGCAATATTTAAAGACAAACAATATAGCTAACAGATCAAAAGCTGATGGCAATAAAGAAGAACAATTTGTTGGTTTATTAGGAGAAATTTTAATTAAGAACTATTTTAACATTGAGCATAAATATGCTGATGGATTTGATGGAGGTTATGATTTTATATATAAAGGAAAAAAATTTGATGTTAAAACAATGGGGAGAAATGTAGATCCTAAACCATATTACGTTAATAATTTTATCGGTTATCAATTAAATTATGATTGCGATGGGTATATATTTTGTTCATTAAATAAAAAAACTAATAAATTATCTGTTTGCGGATGGGTTACAAAAGAAGAATTGAAAACAAGAGGAGATTTATTTGTAATTGGACAAGAAAGAACTAGATCAGATGGAAGCAGTTTTAAATTAAAAGCTCCAACTTTAGAAATAAAAAACAATCAATTAAATAATATTAATGATTTATGAAATCTAAAAAATATACAACCAAAGAAAGATTTAAGATTCTTGAATCTACAGTAGCAACTTTGTATGTAGCAATAGAAAAACTATCTAAAAGAATAGATGGCATTGATGAATTTTTAACTAAAGCAACTAAAGATTATAAAGAATAATTTTTTTTTATTAACAATAATGTTTATATTTATATAAATTATAAAACAAAACGTTATGACAAATTATGCAATTCAAAAAAGTTTAATTAAAGATTTATCTTATTTAGGTAAAATGATTAATACTTTAGAAAATGAATTAAACATTAAAGAAACAAGAAAAGGAAAAGATTTATTAATCGATATGTTAAATCATAAAACAGAATTAAAACAGAGGTTGAAATATGTTGGAGATTTAAACTATGAATTAGTAAGAAGATGAGAGAAGCAACAGTAATTTACGATAACGTAGAGCTAACATTAGTAGGTCAATTTTATGAAGGTGACGATCGTACATATATGTATCCAGGCAGTTGTAGTGATTTTAATTTGTGTAAAGTGTTACATGGAGGAGAAGACATAATAGACTTGCTAGCAGATTATGTAATAGATATTTTAGAATTAGAAGCAGTAAAAGAAATAGAACAAGGAGAGAGGGATTATGATAGTACTATTTGATGCAGACAGTTTAGTTTATTCCTCATGTTGTGGAGTAGATGATATTTTAGATGAAGCTATTGGAAAGTTTGATCAGGTTTTCATGTCTATAATAAATAGGCTAGAAGAAATTTACGAGATAGAAAAGGTAATTACTTTTAACAATAGTAGAGGTAATTTTAGAAAATTATTAGATCCTAATTATAAAGCAAATAGAAAAAAGCAAGAACATCCTAAACTGCTTAATAAAATGCATGAAGAAATTGCTGCCATTTATTCTTCTAAAAGTTGTTATGGAATGGAAACGGATGATTTGGTTGCAACGTATTGGAAAAAGCTAACTGATGAATTAGGGCAAAACAATGTAATTATAGTTTCATTAGACAAAGACTATAAGCAATTGCCTTGCATATTATATAATTATCATTACCAACATCAAACAATATCAAACATAAGCTATAAAGAATCATTATATAATTTTTATAGTCAAATGATCATTGGAGATAGCGCAGACAATGTAAACTATTGCAAAGGTTACGGAAAGGCATATGCAAAAAGATTGTTTCAGGATTGTGAAACTAATTATCAATTTACAAAAAAGACATACGAGTTATACAAAGAGATATACAAATCAAAAGGAAAACAAAAATACATTCAATGTTATAATCTATTACGATTAAGGATTGGATGGAAGGATTAAAGAATGATATAATATATCAATTTTATTATATAGCTTTATTCGATTATGAAAAAGGCAATGATGTAGATGAATTAAAAATGATCATGTATGATTATGAGGATAAAGAATTATATTTAGAATGCGAAGGAATAAGATTAGCAATAGAGTATATAGAATTTTTAGAATTAATACAAAAAATAATAGATGAATAGCAATGAAATAAAAAATTTAGTTCAGAGAAACTTTGAGTTAAATTTAAAGCAAAAGAAAAGAACAAGAAAATTAGTTTATGCAAGAGCAGTATATTTTAAACTTTGCCGAGATTGTACTGATTTAACTTTTATTCAAATAGGAAAAACATTAGGGTTTACGCATGGAAATGTAATACACAGCATTAATAAAATATTTCCTTCTTTTGATATGTATAACAATGATTACATAACAATTTATAATGAAATAAAAATGCAAAATAGCAAAGCTCCTTTGAGTAAAAGATTTGAAGCTGCTAAAAATGAAAACAACAATCTAAAAAGAGAAATAGAAAAATTAAAAAGAAAAATAAGCAAACATGAAACAGAGATTATCTATTAATAAAATAAAACCTAATGCAGTTAATCCTAGATACATTAAGGATCATAAGTTTAAAAAGCTAGTTAAAAGCATTAAGAGTTTTCCTGAAATGTTAGAAAAAAGACCAATCATAGTAGATGAAAACATGATAGTGCTTGGCGGTAATATGAGATTAAAAGCATCAATAGAAGCTGGATTAAAAGAAGTCTGGATAGATATTGCAGAGGGATGGTCAGAGGATCAAAAGAAAGAATTCATAATAAAAGACAATGTAGGATTCGGAGAATGGGATTGGGATATATTAGGAAATGAATGGAATGTAAAGCAATTAGAAGATTGGGGTTTAGATGGTTTTCCTTTTGAAGAAGAACAAGCTGAAATCAAAGATATATCTGATAGTATAGAAAGCTCATTTAGGGTAGAAGTAGAATTAGAAAATGAAGAAGAACAAGAAAAATTATATAATGAATTAATAAACAAAGGATATATATGCCGACTTTTGACATTATAAAACAAACAACAGCTCCTAAAACTTTTAGAGTAGCATCTGTTATAGGTAAATTTGATTTACAAAGTGAAAAAATAACAGAACATTTTAAAGGAGAAATTAATTTAGAAACTGATTGGAAAATAGGATTAATTGTAGGAAAATCAGGAACAGGTAAAACAACTATAGCAAAACAATTGTTTCCTGAATCATATGTAACTAATTACAAATATGATAAATTTACAGTTTTAGATGACATGCCTAAAGATTGCTCTGTTGATCAAATAACAAAAGCATTTAATAGTGTAGGTTTTTCTAGTCCACCAAGTTGGTTAAAACCATATTCTGTTTTATCTAATGGACAAAAAATGAGAGTGGATTTAGCTAGAGCTATTTTAGAAGAAAACAAAATGTTTGTATTTGATGAATTTACTAGCGTTGTGGATAGAAATGTTGCTAAAATAGGAAGTTTTGCAATACAAAAAGCAATTAGAAAAACAAATAAACAATTTATAGCTGTTGGATGCCATAATGATGTAGAAGACTGGTTAATGCCTGATTGGGTTTTTAATACTGATACCATGACCTTTCATTCATTTGAAGGGCAAAAAAAAAATAGACCAGAAATTAAATTCAACATATATGAATCTAAAAACAAATCAATTTGGAAGATGTTTGCTAAACACCATTATTTAAGTCATTCACATAATAATGCTGCTCATGTTTATTTAGCAACCATAAACAATGAAATAGCTGGCTTTTTAAGTGTTTTACATTTGCCACATCCAAAAGTTAAAAACATAAAAAAAGTACATAGATTAGTTATTTTACCTGATTATCAAGGAGCAGGATTTGGTATAAAATTTTTAGAAGAAATAGGAAAACATTATAAAAAACAAAAATATAGATATACAATAGTTACATCAGCCCCTAGTTTAATATATGCTTTAAAAAAATCATTTAAATGGTCATGTAAAAATTATGGTCGATTAAAAGGTGGTGGAACAGGAATATTACATGGTAAAAATAAAAGACAAACAGCAAATTCAAAAAATAGAATAACAGCATCATTCGAATTAAAATAAAAAAAATGAACAAATCCGACACTATAAAAGAAAAGTTAATAGAAGCATTAGAAAAAAGTTTAGGTGTTGTTACAACTGCTTGTAAGAATGCTAATATACATAGATCAACTTATTATGATTGGTATAATAAAGATGAAGAATTTAAAAACAAAGTTGATTTAATTCAAAATGTTGCTTTAGATTTTGCAGAAAGTCAATTGCATAAACAAATACAAGAAGGATCAACAAGCGCAACTATATTTTATCTCAAGACAAAAGGCAAGGCAAGAGGTTACCAAGAAAACCAAGCTATTGATTTAAATACTTCAGGAGATGTTAATGTAAACTTTAAGGAATTAATTAGTGCAATTAAAGATAAGGGATAAATTTTTGGTATGGGATAAAGTAGATTCACGATACTTTATTATAACTGGTGGTAGAGGATCTGGGAAATCCTTTGCCATCAATACCATGCTATTGCTTTTAACACAAGAACAAGGGCATACTATTCTATTTACTAGATATACTTTAAGATCAGCAAACATTTCTATTATTCCAGAATTCAAAGAAAAGATAGATCTTCTTAAATTAAATCATATGTTTCATATAACTAAAGATGAAATAATAAATAAGAATTCAGGATCAAAGATATTATTTAGAGGAATCAAAACATCTTCAGGAGATCAAACAGCTAATTTAAAATCATTGCAAGGGATAACAACTTGGGTAATGGATGAAGCCGAAGAATTAGTTGATGAAAGTATATTTGACAAGATAGATTTATCAGTAAGAAAGAAGGGGATAGACAATAGAATAATGTTAGTATTAAATCCAGCAACTAAAGAACATTGGATTTACAAGCGTTTTTTTGAAAGTAAGGGTATTGATTCAAAAAGCAATTTAAGTTCAGGAAATGTTACTTATATCCATTCTACGTACCTAGATAACATTGAGAACTTGTCTGAAAGTTATTTAGCAAGAATAGAAGATATAAAAAATAATAGACCAGCTAAATACGAGCATCAAATATTAGGAGGATGGTTAGAAAAAGCAGAAGGAGTTATATTTAGCAATTGGTCAATAGGCAAGTTTCAAGAAGTTTCAACTGTTGTTCTAGGTCAAGATTATGGATTTTCTGCAGATCCATCGGTATTATTGAAAACAAGCATAGATAAAAAAAATAAAAAGATTTATGTTAAGTTATGTTTTTATAAGAAACATCTAACAACAACCAGCATTGCTCAACTTAATAAACAATTTGCTGGTCAGAATCTAATTGTAGCTGATAGCGCAGAGCCAAGACTTATAAATGAACTGTCTAGGCATTGCAATATAGTTCCAACAATTAAAGGACAAGGATCAGTTATATTTGGAATTAGTTTATTACAAGACTATGATTTAATAATAGATCCTGAAAGCACAGAAATAGTTAAAGAACTTAATAACTATTCATGGTTAGAAAAGAAATCTCAAACTCCGATAGATAAATTTAACCATTGCATAGATGCTTTAAGGTATGCAGTAGCCTATCAATTAGAAAATCCAAATAAGGGAGAATACTTTATTTATTGATGTTTATTTGTTTTTATTAACAATATTGTTTATATTTAAGTATTATTAACAATAAAACTAAACAAAATGACAAATTCTTTCAAGCATTGGACAATTCAAGATTTATGGAAACAATATCAATATTGCCAATTAAACAATACTAAATTTAACAGAAATATATTAAAGAAAGTTATAACAGAAATAAAATCAAGATAATGGAAAGATTTAATAAATATCATTTTATAAGCGATTTAAAAGATTCAATTGGAGATTTTTTGGATGAATCTACTTTTGAAGATGACCAAGATATATATGAAGAAATGCATCAATTCATTAATGAACAAATACAACATGAAATAATTTATTATCACAACTGCTGGCAAATATGTATGCAACAAGGCAATCCAGATTTTTATATAGAACAAACAGGAGAAACAGCTAAAGATATTACTGAATTAGCTTATTGGACTTTATGGGATATAGTTGAAGATAGTATTGATTACCATTTAGAAACAAAAAAATTAAAAGAAACATTATGAAAAATAAAAAGTATGAAGCATCAATGATAGTGTCTACAATTAGCTTTATTGGTATAATTGCAGTACTTTTATTATGTGGATAGGAAATTAATGAAAAAAATAAGTTGGTGTTTTAAAAATTATATATTTATTTATCTTCATCCTATAAGCAAAGGAAGAAAACCATTAGTTAATATTTATATTAATTCATCAGGAAAAATAAAAAAAGGAAAAGAAATATATACTCAAAATAAAGTTCATGAAAAAATATATGAACTGTATGAACATATTTACGATAAATTAAATTAGTTTTTAATTTTTAGGTTGAAAAAGGAGGTTAGTTATACATTAACCTCTTTTTTTGGTTATATAATAAAGACTATTCATGATTTCAGTTCCAATTTCATTAAAATATATCAAGCTAGGCAATTATCAAAAGTTTCTGCAAATAGAAAACCCTTCTACAGAAGATCTAATTAAATGCTTATTAGAGGTATCTTCTCCTGATCTAGCTAGAATGAAAGCTAGCGATGTTGATCATATAGCTGCTGAATTAAATGAACTGTTTGAAGTAGATCATCAATTTGTTAATCAATTTGAATTATATGGAAAGCGTTTTGGATTCATACCAAAGCTAGATGATATTACTTATGGAGAAAATAAAGATATAACAAACTACATAAATGATTGGGGAAACATGCATAAGGCAATGGCTGTTTTATTTAGACCAATAGAAAAAAAATTATCTAATCAATATATTATAGAGGATTACGAAGGAAGTCATGTTTATAGCGATGTAATGAAAGACATGCCATTAAGCGTAGTATTAGGATCAATGGTTTTTTTTTACAATTTAACGAACGAATTACTGAATTATATCCCGAATTATTTACAGAAACAGATCAGCAAGGAACAGATGAAAGAAGCGGATTCTCTAGAAAATGGGGAAGTTATTCTGAACTCTATACTCTCGCTCAAGGAGACATTACAAGATTTGATAC